GAGGCTTTAGCTTATATAGAAAAGATAATTTATAGATATTTAAAGAGAAGGTGAGAAGATGTTAAAAATAAAAAATGATGTAGATTTAAAGAAATTAGAGAAGTTTGGTTTTAAAAATAGCCGAAATGATACATGGTATAAAGAAGAACCTAATGACGATTTCGAAAGATTTCAAACGAATATTATAGTAAATCCGTTTGGAAATTTTGAAAAGAATGAAATAATTTTTGAAATAGTAGATATAGATAATGACGATGTGATATGCGATATTGATGTGGGGGCTAGATTGGATACACTATATGACTTAATCCAAGCAGGTTTAGTAGAAAAAGTATAAATATTTAAAAGAAAAGAGGTAGAAGAAATGAGTAAAATAAAATTTGAAATAAAAAATAGATGGACAGGTTCAGTACTGTTCGAATACGAAAAAGAAAATAATACGTTAAAAGATACTGTAGAACAAGCTGTTAGAGGAGGAGCAGACTTGGAAGGAGCAGACTTGGAAGGAGCAGACTTGGAAGGAGCAGACTTGAGAGGAGCAGACTTGAGAGGAGCATACTTGAGAGGAGCAGACTTGAGAGGAGCATACTTGAAAGGAGCAGACTTGAGAGGAGCAGACTTGAGAGGAGCATACTTGAAAGGAGCAGACTTGGAAGGAGCATATATTTATCTAAGTGATGAAGAAATAGATAAAGACAATATAATAAAAAATTTTGAAAAACAAAACAATATAAAAATAACAGAAACATACATAAACAGAAATGTTATTCCAACGAAATGGAATTGTTTTTGGAAAATATGGGCTAATAATTTGCGATTGGGAAATTAAAGAAAAAGAAACAATAGAAGAAAACAAAGAAATAGAAGAATTAAAAACAGAATATACTACAACATTTATAGAAACAGAAATAATAGACAAGCTAAACGAACTAGTAAGAGTAGTAAACAAATTAAACAGAAAAAGCGAGGAAAAGTAGAATGAAGAAAATTAAAATAATAATTTTATCAATATTAATATTAATAAGTTTGAACACAAATGTATTAGCAATATCAACATCGCACGTAGCAGCAAGCGCAGCTGTAAGAACATCAATAATGGCAGCAGCTATAAGTAGCGGTTCAGCTAGAATACATAGAAATACATATACAATAGATAAAGCAACAGATGATATATATAACGAAACGCAAAATGAGGAATTAAAGAATTACATATTAGAAAAAAAACAGTACTTATACTTAAATGATAAAGATAAAGCAGAAGCGATTATTAACAAATATAAAGAAAGCAATTTAGAAGAAGTAAAACAATTCATAAAAGACAACTATTATGACGAAAATAAACCAGAAAATGAAAAAAGAGTAATGATAATCTCAACAATCTTAATCATCATAATACTTATTGTTGGAACAATAATTGTATTTACTACAGAAATATAAAGAAACGGAGTGATAACAAATGACAACTATAGTTGATAAAATAAGAAAAAGAATAAGAACAGCGGAAATGATAAAAAGAGATACAATAGAAGAAATACAAATAACAAAAAAAGAAGCGGAGCAGCTAGGAGGAAGAACTGCAATAGACGGAGTAAAACTAATAGTAGTAGACAAGCTAGGAGATATGACAAACACAGACTGCTTTGCTTACATAGATAAAAACGGAAACAAGAAGTGTTATTGTTTAGATAAATTATATTGCAAGAATAGAGATTGCAAATTTTATAGAACAGATATAACAATAGCAGAAATAGAAAAGAGCATAAGAAGATATTCAGATAGTGCATATTATCAAAAATAAAAAAGAGGAGGTACGCATGATAAAAGAAGAGTTAATACAACTGCTTAAAGAATATAAACAGAATAAAGCTAAATTAAACATAAAGCTAAAAGAATTAAAATTAGCAAGAATAGAATTTAAGAAATGTGATAATGCAGAAACAAACATAACAAGTTTATACGGAGAAAATCAAGATATACATAGTAAAAACAAAATAAGCAATAAAGTGCTAAGTAAGATAGAACAAAACGATTTAAGAAGAATAGAAACAGAAGCCAAAATAGAAGAATTAGAAAACATAGTTAGAAGATTAAGAGATAAAGTAGAAGCGGTTGAAGACAGACTAGAAGCATTAAAATACAAAGAGAAAGAACTATTATATGCTTATTATGTAGAAGGAAGAACATACGAAGATATAGGAAATAATTTATATTTAAGATTATTTGCACAGACAAGAGATAAGGATACTATAAAGAGAATTGTTGAAAAAGCAACACAAAAAATGCTAAATCTATAAATACCCTCATTTTTCCCTCTGTTTGAGGTATTAATTATTATTTATATATAGTATAATAACAATAGTAGAATTGTCGCAGTTAGAGAAAAACTAATTCAGAGTCCAAGCGGCAAGGTCTTAATCTTTATTTAATAAAACTTTGCATTGTATTATGCAGCAAGATTTTCTAGAAATCGCATAATAACACATGCCAAAAAAGAAAGAATAGCAAAACTAGTTATAATATATTTTATAGCTAGTTTTCAATTCATCAAAAAGGAGAAAGAAAAATGAAATATAGAAAACTACCAGTAGAAATAGAAGCAGAATTAGTTTCTGAATTATTAGAAAAATTTAAACATAATTTCAAACAGTTACCAAAATGGATAATAGAAGCATACGAAAACACAACTATAAATACTATAACAGACAATGATTTTATAATAAAAACACTAGAAGGAAATATGACAGCTTCAAGAGATGATTATTTGATAAAAGGTGTAAATGGAGAATTATATCCTTGTAAAAAAGAAATATTTGAAAAAACATATGAGCTTATTAAATAAGACAAGCATTTTTATTATGATATTAACACAATGCTAGGTAGTGCTAATATATAAACAGAACAAGTGTAAAATATATCATGATTATAGATTAGAACCTTCCTAGTAGGTTCTATTTACTTATCTACCAAGCAGTAGAATAAGTTTTCAAGAACGTATATAAAAGCTATATGCGTTCTTTGTATATCTCGGTTTAGTTTATGAAGTAAAACCACGGTCTCCAAAACCGTAGAAGGTAGTGCAAGTCTATCAACCCTGACCAATATTTAGCAAAAGAGGTGCTAATATGAAAACTAAAGAAACAATATATGAAACATATATAAGAACACTATGCAGCAATTGTAAAAACAGAAATACAGATATGTGTGAAATAAGAAAAGACATAAACGGAACATTAAAGTGCTGCTATTATGTTAAAGACAAACATACACAAGGATACAAGAAACCGCTAACCACAACAGCAAATCAGCATAAGCCGATTATGAAAAATATATTAAAGTGAAACAAAACACTATAAAATAGGGAGATGATACAATATGAGTCAAAGAGCTTTTAAAATAAAAGAAGATTTTAAAAACAAATTCATAGAATATATAAAACTATGTGAAGAGCAAAAGAAGTTGCCAAATGTAGCAGGATTTTGCGTATATTGTGATATAAACAGAGATACTTTTTATGCACAAGAAAAGTATTACTCCGACACTTATAAAAAAGTAAATGATATTTTAGAGGATGCAACAATAAATTCAAGAGATATAAATGACACATTTAAAATATTCTATATGAAAAATAAATTTGGATATAAAGATAAACAAGAAAACATAAACGTAGATACAAGTTATGAAGAATACTTGAAACGAGTTGAGGGCGATGAGTATTAATACCAAAAACTGATAATGATACATATAAACGAATATCAGATGAGATTAATAAAACTCTGCAAGAGAATTTAGGAACAACATTTAAAGGTGTTATGCCTACTAATCCTAAATTACCAATCCACGACGGAGATGGGTTAAGACAAAGTGGAGAGCCATATGGACCTGAGTGTAAAGGGCATTGGGTAATTAACGCAAATTCTAACAATGCACCTGAGGTAGTAGATGCAGCTTGCAATCCTATTATTAGCAAAAGTGAATTGTATAGTGGTTGCTATGGTAGAGTTAGTTTAAGATTCTATGCTTACAACCAAAATGGAAATAAAGGAATTGGCTGTGGATTAGGAAATATTCAAAAATTAGAAGACGGGCAACCTCTAGATGGAAGAACAACTGCTGCTGAAGATTTTGGAACACCAGTGCAAACACAGGCAATCCCACAACCTACACAAGTAGTACAACCAGTGGCACAACAGCCTGTGCAACCAGCAACTCCAGGATACCAAGTAGATCCTGTTACGGGGCAACCTGTGGTTCCACCTCAAAATTTTGTAGCACCAGTAACTAATATTTATGGGGTGAATTAAGGTGCAAGAAATATGGAAAGACATACCTCGGATATGAAGGAAAATATCAAGCTAGCACTATGGGAAGAATTAGAAGTTTAGATAGATATGTTGAGATAGTACCAAAGAATGGAAGAACTTATAAACAATTTAGAAAAGGAAAAATTTTAATTCCACGCAGATATGATAAAACAGGTCATGTCGCCGTATTGCTAGAAGGAGTTAATAAAAAGGTACATCAATTGGTTTTAAGAACTTTCGTAGGAGAACCGTTAAAAGGGCAAGAAGTAAGACACAAAAATGGTATTCCAAATGATAATCGACTGGAAAATTTAGAATATGGTACAAGCTCAGAGAATACAAGAGATATATACAGACAAGGAAAGAGATGGTGGAAGCTTAATCTTGAGGAAGTAAGAAAAATAAAAAGGTTGCTAGAAAAAGGAGAAAATCCTAAAAAGATAGCTAAAATATATGACATATCACTTTGGCATGTATGGGCTATAAGGAAAGGAGAACGATACAGTTGGGTCAAGTAAAAAGAACGCTCAGTGTAGATTTAGAAACATATTCTTCTGTTGATATAGGAAAAGCGGGGTTGTATTCTTATGTACAATCCCCAGATTTTGAAATACTTTTATTTGCTTATAGTTTTGATGATGAGCCTGTAAAAGTTATAGATTTAGCACAAGGAGAAAAATTAAGTAATGAACTTATAGCTGCTCTTTCTGATAAAAATATAATCAAAACAGCATACAATGCCGCGTTCGAATGGTATTGTTTGAACAAATTTTGGAAAACACCAATCGACCAATGGCGCTGTACTATGGTTAAGGGACTGTATTGCGGATATCCAGCAGGATTAAAAGCAATAGGGGATGCAATGGGATTAGCTGAAGATAAAAAGAAATTAATGACTGGAAAGGCGTTAATTAGATACTTTTGTATTCCTTGCCGACCAACCAAAAGCAACGGAGGAAGAACGAGAAACTATCCAAAGCATGACATAGAAAAATGGAATTTATTTAAAGAGTATAACCTACAAGATGTTGTAACGGAAAAAGAAATTAAAAAAGAATTAGATAAAACCATTTTTCCAGAAGCAGAACAGAAAATGTGGGAAATCGATATGCTAGAAGAATGCGTTGGCAAGAAGTAGCAAAAGAGATTGATTACTCGTTGAGAGATACATATAGAAAGCATGGAAAAGCATTATATCTATATTCTATTTTATAAAAAAATAAAAGTTGGCACTAAAAGGCATTGAACGGCACTATTAAAATGTGATATATATATAATGACGAAGGTAGGGAAAAAATTAAAAACCGTTTAGCAGATACTGTTAGGCGGTTTTTCTATGTTATAGTAAGGGGGGTGCAATTTTATGACAGCTGCACAAAAAATATTCTGTGACGAGTATTTAAAACACTTGAATGCAACAGAAGCTTATAAGGTTGCATATCCAAAATGTAAAAAGGAAGATAGCGCAAGAAAAGCGGGAAGTAGATTGTTGACAAAAGTAGACATTAAAAACTACATAGATGAACAGATGAAAGATAGAGAAGAACGTACAAAAGTAACACAAGATATGATTATAAATGAACTAAAAGCAATAGCTTTCGCAAATGCAACACAGTTTGCAGAAACAAAAAGAAATGGGGTAGTAATAAAAGATACCAGCGAGCTGCCTGATGAAGTAAAAAAAGTAATTGTTGGAATTGAAGATGGCAAAAACGGAATAAAGATAAAAACGGCAAATAAAATACAAGCCCTAGAACTTTTAGGACGTCATTTAGGTATGTTCAAAGACAAATTAGAAATATCAAGACCGACAGGAGAAATAACTGAAGAAATTGATAAATATGTTCAAGAAAAGTTGATGTCAAATGACTGATGAGGCAAAGAAATATTTAGATTTAGTAATAGAACAGCCAGTACAAATAGGGCTTTGGCTGGGATTTAAGGATTTAACAGATTTGCACAATGATTGGTTAAAAATGATGATGTTTTCAAAGCAAGATGAAACTCTAGAAGCTCACAGACGGAAGTTATAAAACAACATGCTTGTCCATCGCAATGAGCTGTTTAATGGGAGTACTAAGCCCAAATCTGGCAATAGACTTTTTTAGAAAAACAGACGATGATGTAAAAGAAATTGTTAAGCAAGTAAGAACGATTCTACTTAGCGATGTAATGCAACACATCATATATAAGATATATGGGAAACATTTAGTTTTAACAGTTGATAATGCGCAGGAGCTCAGTACAAATTTGAAAACTAGCACCAGAGGAGTTTCGCAGCTATTAGGAATGGGGATAAAAACCTCTATCACAGGTAAGCATGGTGATTTAATAATAACGGACGATATCGTGAATTTAAAGGATAGAATCAGTAAGCCTGAGCGAGAAATTATAAAAACATCATATATGGAATTACAAAACGTAAAAAACAGAGGTGGTAGATTTCTAAATACGGGAACACCTTGGCACAAAGATGATGCAATTACAGATATGCCCAATAAACATATTTATGATTGTTACAGTACAGGACTAATAAAAAGAGCAGAGCTAGAAGAAATTAGAAATAAAATGACACCATCTCTTTTTGCAGCGAACTATGAATTAAAACATATAGCTGATGGCAATGCATTATTTAGCAATCCGCAGTTTATTTTAGGTTCTACACCAGACTTGCTATACAACGGAATAGCACATGTTGATGCAGCATTTGGTGGAGAAGATGGAACAGCCTTTACAGGAGTAAAGAAATTAGGAAACCTATTTTTAATGGTTGGAAAGAGATGGGATAAGCATATAGACGATTGTATAGGCGAAATAGTAGCCCTTATGATATATTATCAATTAGGTTCAATAGCTGTAGAAAGAAATGCGGATAAGGGGTATGTAGCACAAAGCTTAAGAAATGAAGGATTGATAGTAGATGACTACGATGAAAGAACTAATAAATATATTAAGATATCAACACACTTGAGAAAAAACTGGTCAAATATAAGATTTTTAGAAGAAACAGACCCAGAATACATCAATGAAATTTTAGATTATAGCGAGAATGCAGCACATGACGATAGTCCAGACAGTGCAGCAAGTCTGCTAAGAAAAATGACAGGAAATAATTGGTTATGCTAGGAGGGAAAAGATGCTAACGATTGAGGAAATTGAGAAATTAATAAAAGTGGATAAAAATTCAAGCTTAAAAAGAAAAGCTAAAATTGGTCAAAAGTATTATGATGCGGAACATGATATCTTAAATTACAAAATATTTTATTTTAATAATGACGAGGAACTGGTAGAAGACACATCGAGAAGCAATATAAAAATAAGCCATGCCTTTTTTACAGAATTAGTAGACCAAGAAGTTCAATTTTTACTAAGTAAATTTGCTATTAAAGCTAAAAATGAAAATAATAAGATTTTAAATGACGAATTAAAAGATAGATTTGACGACGATTTTGAAACAGAATTGGCAGATACATGCGAGGGAACAGTAATAAAAGGCTGGGAGTATATGTATGGGTATTTAGCATCTGACAATAAAACAAGATATAAGAATGCGGATAGCCTAGGAGTAATAGAAGTAAGAGAAGAAGAATGCCTAGATCGCACAAGCCATATGATTTACTATTATACGGACAGAGTAGATGAAAAACGAAACCAAATTACAAAGATAGAGGTTTGGGATAACGACTTTAGATATTTCTACATAAAAGTAGGAAATGGAAAGATAGAGCTGGATAAAAATGAGCCTATAAATCCAAGACCACACAAGGTTTATAAAAAAGACAACAATCTAGTATACAAACCGTCAGAACCTGGATATGGAGCTATCCCATTTTTTAGATTAAATAATAACAAAAAGGGTATTAGTGGATTGAAACCAATAAAAAAATTAATTGACGATTATGATTTAATGAATTGTGGGTTATCCAACAATGTGCAGGATGTTGCTGACGCTCTGTATGTTATAAAAGGATACAACGGTAGTAATTTAGACCAAATTCAAAGAAATATAAAAACTAAAAAAATGATTGGGGTTGGTGATAATGGCGATGTAGATATAAAGACAATAGATATACCATATCAAGCTAGAAAAACCAAGATGGATATTGACGAAACAAATATATACAAATTTGGAATGGGATTTAATGCAAGCCAATCGGGAGACGGAAATATTACGAACATAGTAATAAAATCAAGATATACACTTTTAGAATTAAAATGTAATAAACTCGAGAAATATGTAAGAAGTTTTCTAAAACCAATGGTGCAAATAGCATTAGATGAAATAAATGAAGAATACGACACAAATTATACGTTGAAAGATGTTGATATTAGTTTAGAAAGAGAAATACCTACGAACGAGAAAGATAATGCTGAAATCGAGAAATATAAAGCAGAAACTAAACAAATTGAGATAAATATTATTTTAGATGCAGCAGCAAAACTTGATGATGAAACAATATTAGAAGAATTATGCAACATATTAGACATTGACTACGAAGAAATAAAGGATAAAATTGAGATTGATAAAATAGATTTGAATGCAGCAAGTGAAGGGTTAGAAAAACAGCAAGTGGCAGAGGGTGTTGTAAATGAATAAATATCAGACTGAAGTAGAAAAACAGATTTTAGAGAATGAGAAAGAAATATTGGAGAAGTTAAAAGAAAATTACACCAAGGCTCTTGCAGATGTAAAAGTAAGAATAAAGAATCTATCAGGTAATGATAGGATACAGTCTAAAATATATCAAAGACAGTATCAGGAAAATTTAGAAAAACAGTTACAAGCAATTGTTGATTTATTAAGTGCTGATAATGTACAAAGTATAAATGATTATTTGATAAAGACTTATCAAGATGGATTTATAGGAACTCTTTACAACATGAAAAATGAAGGAGTTCCTTTTACTATGCCAATAAATCAAGAAACAGTAGTAAAAAGCATATCAAAAAAAACAGAAGATTTCCAATTGTCAAAGACATTGTACAAAAATGCGGAAGAACTAAAAAAGACAATAAAGGCTGAAATAACACGTGGAATAAGCCAAGCAGTCAGCTATAATAAAATATCACAAAAAATAGCCCTTAACAGTGAAGCAGATTTGAAGAAAGCATACAGGATAGCGAGAACAGAAGGAGGAAGAGTAAGTACAGAAGCAAAGTATGATTGCATGATAAGAGCAAAAGCAAATGGGGCGGATGTTGTAAAACAATGGGATAGCACAATGGATTCAAGGACTAGACAATCGCATGCAGAGCTAGACGGACAAATTCAAGAGCTTGAAGATTGTTTTGAAGTATATGGTATGAAAGCAATGTACCCACATCGGATTTGGTATTGCAGAAGAAGACATAAATTGCAGATGTGTTTTATTAGAAAGAGCCAGATGGGCGGTAGAAGATGAAGAAGGATCCACAAAAATTGTTGATGGGGATATGATTGAATTTGAAAATGTAAAAAACTATCAAGAATATAAGAAAAAATACTTTGATTTTTACAAAGAACGTGATAAAATAGCAAAAACAGAAAAAGAAGGAAAAGAAAACGTGAAATATGTCGGAAAATTAGATAAAAATAAATTAGGAGAATATGCCAATAAGATTACTACAGAAGAAGTGATATTGACAGATGAAAGAATAAAGCATATTCAAGAGAGACACCCTGGAGATTATGAAAAATATGCTAAATATATAAATGATGTGCTGTTAAATCCAGACTATGTTTTGGAGGACACAAAGAATATAGACACCGCTATAATGCTAAAACGAATACAAGAAGAAACAAAAAACATACAAATCGTGATTAAATTAAGTACTGGGAAAGATAAGAAAAGGGATAAAAATTCAATTTTAACGCTATGGAAAGTAAGAAATAGCACATATAAGCAATTGATTAAAAACAAGAAAATTCTTTACAAGAATGAATAATTATGGTATAATATAAGTACAATAATAAAGGGGTATTTGAGGTGGACAATTTTCGTGCCTTCCACACACCTTAGAAATAAGGTTAACAAGAGATGTAGGAAACTTTGGCACTCCTACCAAATATCCAAGTCGAAGAGCTGTGGAAACATGGCTCTTTTGTAATTAAATAAGTTATTAATATTAGACGTTTTGGGCGTCTATTTTTTATTGTCTGAAATGACATTAAAAGCTATGTATTTGTAATCGAGAACGATAACTCGTAAAAAGACGTAGTTGCAGATATTAAATGCTAAGTTAAAAGTTCTTATAAAAAAGTATTTTCAATCGAGGCGAGAACTCGTATAAAAGTGTAATTGAAAAGGAGGAAGTAGTAATGGAAGAATTACTAAAAGAGTTGGGATACACCGACGAACAAATCAAAGCAATCATAGACGGGATGAAAAACAAGAAAATCTATACTTCAGTAGAAGAAAACGCTGATTTAAGGATCCAAAAATTAAGCGAAGATTTTACAGCAAAAGAGGGAGAATTAACAAAAGCAAATGAGCTAATTGAGCAATTACAAAAAGGAACAGAAGGTAATGAAGAGTTGCAAACAAAAATAACAGCTTACGAGACTGAGATTAAAGAGTTAAAAGATAGTCAACATCAAAAAGATATTGATAATGCTTTAAAATTAGAACTTTTAAAATCTAAAGCTAAAGCTGATGACATCGATTATTTGATTTTCAAAATTAAATCTAACCAAGAAGAATCAAAAAAGATTGAAATCGATGACAACGGGAATTTAAAAGGCTTTAAAATTGAAGATTTAAAAAAGGAATTTAAAAATAATTTTGAAGATGAATCAAGTACTTTTGTAGATGTTAAGAAATTAGGTGGGGATGATAAAGGACAAAAACCAGGAGCCGATGGAGAGCCAGCTTCATTGGGGGATGCCTTAAAAGAAGCCTACACCCAAGAAAATAATTTATAGGGAGGAATAAAAAAATGATAAAATTAAAAGATTTAGTTGTTGGCCAAGATGATAAAGTGGCTGAAAAAATAGTTGAAAAATTTATAAGAGAGAGTGAGATTTTGGAAATGCTTCCATTCGATGACACAGTATCACCAAGTGGAAAAGGGTCTACAATGGTTTATTCATATGTTCAAGAAAAATTACCAAGCATGGCTGCATTCAGAGCAATTGGAGAAGAATACAAATCAAACGAAGGAACTTTAGAAGATAAAAATGTAAAATTAAAAATATTCGGTGGTTCTTTTACAATTGATAGAGTAATCAAGTCAATTGAAGGAAAACTTGAAAATATGGAACGTCAAATAAACTTAAAGACTGTTGCAGCAGTTCAATTATTTCACGACAAAATGATAAATGGCGATATTGCAAAAGATGAAAAAGAATTTGACGGGTTAGATAAGATGTTAGTAGGTACTGAAAACGAAATGAATACTGAGAGTTCTATTGATTTATCTACAACTGAAAAATTAAAAGAAAATGCAATGGCATTTTATGAAATGCTAACTAACTTAATTGATAGTTCTAATGCAGATGCTATTATGTGTAACAAAGATATGAAAACTAAAATTCAAACAGTGGCTATGGTTTTAGGTTATAAAACAGAAAGTGAAGAAGCCTTTGGTAGAAAAATTACAAAAATAGGAAATACAAGAATTATAGATTTAAAAAACAAATATGAAGTAACTGGAGAAGGCGACAATGCTGTTGCAACTAAAACCCCAATTATTCCAGCTAACATCAGTAGAAGTTTCGGAGAAGGAGCTTCTGCTAAAACAGTAAATGGGTTAACTGATATATACGCAGTGCATTTTGATGAAGACGAAGGATTTACTGGATGCTCTGTTAGGGGGGATAAGGTTATTAGTAAATACTTACCAGATTTCAGCACCCCAGGGGCTGTTAAAACTGGTGAAGTTGAAATGGTTGCTGCAGTATGCTTGAAGAACACACAAAATGCGGGTGTTTTAAGAAATATTAAAATTAATTAAGGGAGGAATTTACAATTATGGATGAAAAAGAAGTTTTAATACAAAAAGTTACAGCTTCAGCTAAAGCTGAAGCTAAAAAGCAAAAAATGAACGATGCACAAACTAAATTATATGTTGATGCTGAAGTTCAAAAAGCTATAGAAGAATATAGCGACAAAAAAGAAACTAAGGAGCCTGTTGTTGATGCCAAAGACAACACTAGTAAAAAAGAAAAAACTACTAAGTGTAAAACTGTAAAATATGTGGTTTATACGCCCGTTAAGAATTTCTGCGGAATTATTGCGGGTGTACATTTTGCATACGGAAAAGCAGAGGTACAGCCAGGTTGGGTTTTAAATTGGTTTAAAGAACACGGATATAAAGTAGAAGAAGCTAGCAAATAATTATGCTGGCTTCTTTTAAGTGAAGGAGGCTTAAGCATGATTATTGATTTAGATATAGCAAAGCAAGAAGTTTTTTTGAAAAATATTGAAGAGAAGAAATTAAAAAGAAAACTAAAAGCTTTAGAAAAAGCAATTAGGAAACACACCAATAATAAATTTATTGACCCAAGAATTCGTTTTGAAGGACGTATTGAAAATGGAAAGCTTATATCACCTATAAGCAAATATCTAAGACCAAAAGACGATGTAGAACTGACACACTGCTTGTGTGATGGACCATACACAGTTGGCAGCATAGATGGAGAGACTATATCTGTTAATGAAGAAAGGTTAATAGATTCTGAGCATGTAACTATTACTAAAATTATATATCCCGAAGATATACAGGAGGGTGTTCTAAAATTACTAGAATGGGATTTTGGAGTAGGAAAAAAAGTAGGAATTAAATCCGAAACACTCTCAAGACACAGTGTTACTTATTTCGATATGGATAAGAACAATTCACTTCGTGGATATCCAGTTTCATTGTTGGGATTTTTAGAAGACTACGTGAAAGCGAGGTTTTGATATGATTGAGGGAAATACAGAACTGATAATACAAAGCCTCAGCAAAGATGTAGTATATGATAGAAACGGAAAAAGAATAATAGATTATGAGTCAAAAGAGCCGATTGTTGGTTGGTTAGATTTGATTTCGGGAGATTCTAGATATGACTATAAAGCTAAAATAGAAGATTCAACGCATATTTTTATATCTGATTACGTTGATTTAAGTGATGTAGATATAGAAGAATCAAGAGCTTTCATAAAAGGAGAAATTTACGAAATTAAGTATATTGATGACCCAATGGAACTGCATATGCAATTAGAAATATACTTGAAAAAAGTAGGTGGTCAAAACGGGAACTAACGTAGAATTTAAAGACAATCGAATTGCAATAAAAAAAGAAATTAATAAAAAGGGTTTGGATTGGGTTAGAGAAGTCGCAGCAGAAATAGAAAGTCAGGTAATAAAAAATTCTAGAACTGATACAGGTGATACAAAGCAATACTGGAAACATTACATGGATGAAAGTGAAGGTGAAGCTGTCGTTGGAAATGAACTTGAAAATGCTTTATGGGAAGAACTTGGAACTGGGGAATACGCGGTAAATGGAGACGGTAGAAAAGGTGCTTGGTATGTCCCCGTAGAAGGGTACACAGGGAAAAAGAAACCGAGCTTTAACGGAAAAGTAGAAATCGTGCACATCAAGGGAAAAGCTTTCTATAAAACTAACGGTAAAAAGCCGACAAGGGCATTTACCAAAGCATTTGAAACAGTAAAACCAAAAGCAGAGAAAAGAGCAGAAGAAATTTTTGGAGGTATTGGAAAATGAAATGTTTAGGAATACTAGCGGATAAATTAAAAAAACTAGGAATTAACGCAGAATTTGAAAGCTGGACAGGCAAAATACCAGACTATTATTGGGTGTACACTTATATAGAATCCGAAAACAGTCATGAAACTAATTGTAAATCTGGAATTATTATTTTAGACGGTTTTACGAGAAAAGACATAAGCAAATTAGAAGATGAAAAAGAAAAGATAATAAAGAATTTTATAGATTTTAGAAAAACAGTTGACAATACGACTGTTTGTTTAAGTTCTGTAGATGGGCAAATGATTGATACTCAAAATCCAAAACTTAAAAAGATACAAGTAAATATTGATTTTAAAGAATGGAGGTATTAAGAAATATGAATAAATTAAAAACTCACGGGATTACGCAGGGAACCCCAAAAGAAATATTATTAGGTGCGGGGGCATATTATAAGGATTTAAAATATACAGAAGGGAAAGGCTGGGAAGGAAAAATTTTAGGAGCAACCCAAGGCGGAGGAAAAGTTGCAATTACACCGGAATATATAACGATAGAAGCAGATGGCGCAACAGTAAAAGTTAAAGGACTAGAGAAAAAAGTTGGAGAAACTGCCAATATGGAAATAAATCTTTTAGAAATTAAAGAAAGCCATCTAGTTGAAGTATTACACATGGAAGAAGATACTGAAAAAACAGTACCAGGTTATAAGGTATATAAATCTAAAAGAGACATTGGAGATGATGACTATTTCGAAAACATTGCATTTGTTGGTACTTTAACATCAGGAGAGCAAGTAATTATAATTTTTGAAAATGGAATTATAGAAGGTGCTTTAGAACTAGAACCAAAAAATAAAGAAGTTTCTGTATTTACAGCAACCGTTGAATGTACAGCAAGTTTTGAGCAAGATGATTTAGAGCATTTACCATACTACATATATTATCCACAACCAGCACAACCAGCGCAACATTCAAGAGCGAGCAAAAACTTATACACGCAAGAAGAATTAGAAGCACTAACAATCGAACAAATTAAAAGTATTGCAGCAGAAAGAGAATACTTAATAACAAAAACGGTTAAAGCAGAAATTATTGATGAATTTTTAGCACAACAAAATAGTGGAAATGGAGGAGAATAATAGTGAGTGATATTAATCAAGAAACTAAAGTAGTTGATTTATTAGAAAGAGATAATGCTGTAACTAATGCAATTGAAGAAAAGCCTTATCGATTAAGAAAACTATCCGCTAAGGACATTAGTCCTATGATAAAACTTATAAAAAAAGCAGATATTAGAAAACTAAAAAATGTATTAAACGATTTGGATTTATCAGAGATTACAAATGCAATAAAAGAAAGTCAAAATGAAGAAGACAACAAAGAAATTGAAGAAGAAAACAACAATACAGCATTTGCAAAAATAGGGGAAGCTTTGATTTTTGAAGCTATTCCGCTAGTTTTAGATACGCTGGACAACTCTATTTTAGAAATAAATAAGTTTTTGGCCAGTGTAGCAAACATGGAATTGACCGAATTAGAAAATCTAGATTTAGATATATATTTTAAGTTAATCTATGACTTCATAAATAAAGAAGAATTTGCGGGTTTTATGAGGGTTGTATCAAAATTTCTAAACTCGGAGAAATAGAATTTATGGACTTGGTATTTAAAAGATACTCAAGTCCATTTTTTTTAGATTATAGTATCGAAAACGGAAAATTGTGTGAACTTGTAGACACGTTGCTAAAAAAGAGAGATGAAGAAATGATGTGGGACATGTATCTAGCAACATTACTACACAACAATAAATCATTTAATGAATGGAAAAAAGAAATTCTAGGAACATCAACAAGCAATAAAGCTACGAGAATGAGTAAAAAAGAAATTGATGCAACAATTAAAAAATCGCAGCAAATATTATGTGGATTTAGGCCTCCACAGAAAGGAGGTAAATAGTGCTTAAAGAATTATTCACAATATTTGGAACAATTGGAATTAATAATAAAGATGCCAACAAAGCATTGGATGAAACAACCAATAAAGGAAAAATGACTGCCAAAACACTTAGCAAGCACGTTGAAACTATAGGAAAAACTTTTGTAAGTGCTGGAAAATTAGTAACTAAAACTGGGAAAGTTTGTACTACAGTAACAGCTGGCATTGTAGGAGGACTAGCGACTGCTGTAAATAGATTTGACACATTAAACAATTATCCAAAAGTTTTGAGTAACTTGGGATTTAGTGCTGAAGATGCTAAAAAATCAATAGATGCTTTATCTAAAGGAATAGATGCACTGCCAACGACATTAGATGATGCAGCAAGTGGAGTTCAAAGGCTGGTTGCTAAAAATGGGGATATAAATAAATCAACTAAATACTTTTTAGCGATGAATGATGCAATTGTTGCGGGAAATGCTCCAGCTGAACAGCAAAGGAGTGCTATAGAACAGCTAACACAGGCTTATTCAAAAGGCAAGTTTGACTTAATGGAGTGGAGAACATTAATGATGGCAATGCCAGGACAATTAAAGCAAGTAGCAACTGCAATGGGATATGTCAACACAGATGAGCTGTATGATGCACTAAGCAAAGGTAAAATCTCCATGGATAAATTTATGGATGCAATCGTTAATCTAGACGAGAATGGAGCGGAAGGAATAATAAGCTTTCAGGAGCAAGCTCGAAATTCATGTGACAGTATAGGAACATCTGTAACAAATTTAGCAAATAGAGTAAAGAAAGGTTTTGCTACTATTTTAACAAACATGAATGAAGCAGCAGGAAATACAGCATTTGGCAGTATAGCTGGAATGATTAATAATTTTTCAACGAACATAAAGAACTTTTTAGACAAAATTGGGGCTGCTATTAAAGAAAATAAGGCGTTTAATACGTTTATGAATCAAATAGCAAATACAATAACTAAACTTAATGATGGGGTAAATGGATTAAGCAGTGAACAATTAGACAAAATAGTAACATCTATCGTAAAAATAGTAAAAGCTGGTCCGACACTATTAATAGTGGGAAAAGGATTTACTATACTTGGAAATTTA